TGGGCCGTCAGGTATCGCTGTTTGTGCCTGCTGAAGACATGTTGCTCCCGTACGGGGCAACAGACATGGACACTTGCTACCGCGTTACGCACGTCATGCGTAAAACCAAGAACGAGATTGTCAAACTACAAGCCGCAGGGTTTTATCGGGACATTGAGCTGGGTGAGCCCAGCCGTGCGCAGACTGATATCCAAAAAGCCAAAGACAAAGAGACGGGCTTTAGTGATCTGAACGACGAGCGGTTTACTTTGTACGAGTGCCACGCCGATCTGGACCTTGAGGGGTTTGAAGACGAGGATGAAGACGGAGAGCCGACAGGCATTCTGTTACCGTATGTGGTCACAATGATTAAAGGCACGAACGACGTCCTGTCGATCCGCCGCAACTGGAAAGAAGATGATGACCTCAAGCTCAAGCGCCAACACTTCGTCCACTACCAATACATCCCCGGATTTGGAGCCTACGGCTTCGGGCTGTTCCACCTCATTGGAGGCTTCGCCAAGTCGGCAACGTCTCTTATGCGTCAACTGGTCGACGCGGGAACTTTATCTAACCTCCCCGGAGGTCTTAAATCGCGTGGCCTTCGGATTAAAGGTGATGACACGCCGATTGCCCCGGGAGAATTCCGGGACGTAGACGTCGCGTCTGGAAGCATCCGCGACAGTATTTTGCCGCTGCCGTACAAGGAGCCATCAAGCGTCCTGTACACCTTGCTCCAGAACATTGTGGACGAGGGCCGTCGTTTTGCTGCAACAGCAGACATGAATGTCAGCGACATGAGCGCACAAGCGCCTGTCGGTACAACCCTTGCTCTGCTTGAGCGCCAGCTTAAAGTCATGACAGCGGTTCAGGCCCGAGTTCACTTCGCCCTGAAGCAAGAGTTGCGCCTGCTCAAGGACATCATCCGCGACTACACAGACCCAGACTACACATACGAGCCTGAGTACGGCACACGCAAGGCCAAAAAGGAAGACTACGATCTGGTGGACGTGATCCCTGTGAGCGATCCGAATGCGGCCACCATGAGCCAGCGCGTGATCCAGTATCAGGCCGTAATCCAGATGGCGCAGATGGCCCCGGACATTTACGACCTGCCGCAGTTGCACAGAAACATGCTGGAGGTGCTGGGCATCAAGAACGCCGACAAGCTCGTGCCAATCGAAGAGGACATGAAGCCTGTAGACCCGGTGTCGGAGAACCAAGCCGTTCTTAAGGGTAAACCCGTAAAGGCATTCCTGCACCAAGACCACGAGTCGCACATCGCTGTACACACAGCGCCCATGAAAGACCCAACGATCATGGCGTTGATTGGCCAGAACCCACAGGCTGGGAAGATGATGGCTGCGATGCAGGCGCACATTGCTGAGCACGTTGGTTTTGGGTATCGCCAGAAGATCGAGCAGCAACTGGGCATGCCCTTGCCTCCTGAAGACGAGAAGTTGCCGCCAGAAATGGAGATCGCGTTGTCAGCCATGATGGCCCAAGCGTCTCAGCAGGTGTTGCAACAGAGCCAAGCCATGGCCGCGCAGCAGCAAGCACAACAGCAGATGCAGGACCCTGTTGTACAAATGCAACAGCAAGAATTGCAAATCAAACAGCAGGAAGTCCAGATCAAGGCCCAGCAGTTGGAGTTGGAAAAGCAGAAGCTGGCAGTCATGGCGGCTTCGGCAACGGACAAACAAAAGCTGGAAGAACAGAAAGTGGAAGGTAATTTGCAACTTGAGTCCATGCGTCTGGGGGTTCAGATCAAGGAAAGCCAAGCCAAACTACAGTCCGCTGAAGAACAGAGCGGAGTCAAGATGGGTATTGACATCGCCAAACACAAAGCACAAAACGCTTTGCAAACCGCCCAGATGCTGGCCAATTCACAGAAGGAAAATAAACCCACATGATCCAAGACTTCGCACGCGTATTGCGCGAACAAATACGCACTGACATGAACAACTATGCCGATGACTTGGCTGGGGGTGCATGTCGCTCGTTTGACGAGTATCAAAAACTCTGCGGGACCATTCAGGGTCTGGCCCTTGCAGAGCGTTATGTCCTTGACCTTGCAAAGAAAGTTGAAGAAGCCAATGAGTGAACTCGATCTGAGCCCCGGCTCGTTCGCAATACCCGAGACAATTCAAGCCACAGATGTGCCGTCCCCAACGGCTGCACTGGATGAAAAAGCTCGTCAACTGCCTGATCCAGCAGGATACAAACTGCTGTGTGCTGTACCTGACGTTGAAGAACGCTACTCAGGAACAACACTTGACCTTGTTAAACCATCGGACGTCTTACGACAGGAAGAGCACGCCACCACGGTGTTGTTCGTCTTGAAGCACGGCCCCGACGCGTACAAGGACACTGCCAAGTTTCCTAACGGACCTTGGTGCCAACCCGGAGATTTCATCCTTGTCCGTACGTATTCCGGTACACGGGTGAAGATTTATGGGAAGGAATTCCGTCTCATCAACGACGACCAAGTTGATGCTGTTGTGCAAGACCCCCGTGGGATAACCCGCGCTTAAAGGAGTAGTTATGGAAGCATTCAAGTTCCCCGACGAAATCGAAGACAAAGATACCAAGATCGAAGTTGAGATTGAGGGTGAAGGTGAAGTTGACATTGAGATTGTTGACGACACCCCTGAAAAAGATCGTGGCCGTCAGCCCCTGAACAAAGTGGTTGAAGACCCGTCCGATGAAGAAATCGAGAGCTACTCTGGCAAAGTCCAGCAGCGTATCAAAGAGCTGACACATGCGCGACACGACGAGCGCCGCGTTAAAGAAGCCACGATGCGCGAAAAGCAAGAGCTGGAGCGTCTTACACAACAGTTAATTCAGGAAAACAACAACCTGAAGAAGACGGTTAATTACGGGCAGGAAGCGTTTGCCACCACCTCACGCGAGAAGGCGGAGTCCGAAATGGACAAAGCACGTCGCCAGTTGAAAGATGCCCACGAAGCGTTTGACACTGACGCCATCATTGCAGCACAGGAAGCAATGACGGATGCGAAGATGCGTTTTGAGGCGGCAAAAAATTATCGCCCAACCCCTTTACAGGAAACAGATATTCCTGTACAAACACATTTACGAGAACCCCAACGGGTTGAGCCGGACGAACAATCGCTGCGCTGGCAGGCAAAAAACCAGTGGTTCGGCTCCTCAGGGTTCGAGGAATACACCAGCTACGCACTAGGGCTGCATCAAAAATTAGTCAACGGTGGAGTTGATCCCCGCTCGAATGAATACTTCGACCAGATTGATGGTCGCATGAAGTCCAAGTTCCCAGAATTATTTGGGCGCGAAGACAAGAGTCAGGTCAGTAGGCGACCCACAACTGTTGTTGCTTCGGCAGCTCGTTCCACGAGCGCTGGAAAAGTTAGATTGACAACCACGCAAGTGGCACTGGCAAAAAAACTTGGATTAACACCGCAGCAATACGCTGTACAAGTACAGAAACTGGAGAACTGAAATGGCTGAAACTCGTAACCCCCGTGACCTTGCGTCACGCGAAAAAACTGCTCGTGCTGTATACGTACCGCCGACATCACTGCCTGATCCGACACCCGAGCCGGGAATTGCGTTTCGCTGGATAGCGACACACGTTCTTGGTCAGGCCGAGACCCGTAACGTATCTACCAAGATGCGCGAGGGCTGGGAGCCAGTAAAGGCAGTAGACCATCCGGAATTGCAAATGTATGGCAATGCTGCCACAGGTAACGTCGAAATTGGGGGGCTCATGCTCTGCAAGTGCCCCATTGAAAAGATGCAAGCCCGTGAGGAGTACTACAACCGACAGGCGCAGACCCAGATGGACTCAGTGGACAACCACTTCATGCGAAACAACGACCCTCGAATGCCTCTGTTTGCTGACCGCAAGTCAACGACCAGTCGCGGACAAGGATTTGGTTCAGGTTCAAAGTAATTTAGGAGCCCTAAATGGCATCTACCGCAACGCCCTACGGCTTTAAAGCCGTAAACGAGTTGGGTGGCCTACCTTATGCGGGTAGCACTCGACAATTCCTCATTAACCCTGCTGGTTACAACACGAACATCTTCAACGGTTCACTCGTGTATGTGGCTACAACAGGCTACCTGCAAATCGCCACATCCACTGGTGCTGACGCAACTACCAACGGTTTCCCCACTGGTACTGCTAACACTGGCTGTATTGGTGTGTTTGTTGGCTGCTCATACGTGAACGCGCAAGGCCAAGTGATCTATGCTCAGTACTACCCAGCTAACACTGTGGCACCTACTGGTACAGCCATCACTGCCTACGTGATTGACGACGACCGTGCTGTGTTCCAAGTTCAGTCTGCTGGCTCTGTCACGCTGGCTGCATTGGGCGCAAACGTGTTTTTGAATGCTGTGCAATCTACCTCCACAGGTAGCACCACCACTGGCAACTCAAACACAGCCGTTATCGTTGGCTCTTCTGCTGTCACTACCACTGCCGCTTTCCGCGTCGTTGGTTTTGTTGACATGCTAGGCTTCTCGACCGTGGGTGACGCCTACACTGACATTCTGGTGAAGTTCAACCCCGGATACCACTCTTACAGCAACGCTGTTGGTCTGTAAAAGGAGCTAAATCATGGCTATTTCACGCGCACAACTGCTCAAGGAACTGCTGCCCGGCCTGAACGCTTTGTTCGGTCTCGAGTATGCCAAGTACGGCGAAGAGCAC